TTTGGATCTGGAAGCGCTGGAATAAGCCCAGGTCTAAAGAAATTATTATCAGAAAAAATAGTACCTGAGATTAAGAATTCAATCTTTCAAATTGAAATTGCAGGGCACACGGATAGCGATGCGTTGCCCAAAGCATATCAAAAACGGTTTCCATCAAATTGGGAGTTGTCTACGGCACGTGGCTCGGCAGTGGTAAGAAATGTTATTGATCAGGGAGTCAACCCCACCCGGTTAGTTGCTGCGGGATATGCTGATTGGTTTCCAAGGGGTCAGGCTGGAAATCTGACACAGCAGATAGATAGGGAAACTGTTTTGGAATTAAATGATACACCAGAAAAAAAAGGTAGAAATAGACGAATTGAAATAACATTCTTGAAACCCTCGCACCACACAACTAGTTACGTAGAAAACGATGGGTAAGAATTGATTAAAGTATGTTTAAGAATTATACAAGGAGTGTAATATGAAGAAGGGGTATAAAATACATCCTTTCATTTTGGTTTTCTTATTTAACCTGACTTTATTGTTAGGCCAGCAAACCTCTAGTTATTTAACCCAGAAACTAATGGTTGAAAACGGTCTTAGGGAACGTATAGGCGATGCGCTTTCCAAAGTCATTGATGATCAAAAGTATGTAATTGATGTAGATGTTGATATTGAAATTACTGGTGAAAAGGAAGAACAAATTACGATTATACCAGGTGACCGTCCCATTTATGATGAAGCATCCGCACTAGAACAACTTACAACCATAATTGGTGAAGCGGCTCCAGGAGATGGATCTGGTAAAGATCGACTGGAAAATGGTCATTACATTTTAACTGTTGGTCAACACTATGTGTTGATTGTAGACCAGGACTCTGTTGAACAGGCTTTAATATCTATGAGTTCGTCTCAAGGTAAAATAAGCAGAGGATGGAACTCTATGATGTTGTCTATTACCTTTGATGGTAAAAATGGAGCATATAATCCATCATGCTTTAGCCACAGTTATAAACTAAGTTCAGTTTTAAATTCTGGCAAAGGTAATCAATGGTATGGTTATAATGTTGTACAAGTTGGTAAAGTTGAAGATCCTGCTTTATACGAACGTGCCAAGAAATTTTACACTAGTTTAGCTAGCAAATAGTGTAAATAGTGGGCGATCGATGGAGACGTAGATCGCCCACGGTTAATAAAAAAATAGTATGAAAGATCTAGAAAAATTTATAAATATATTTGAAGGACTCGACATTGCCTACGGCATTACTAAAAAAAGTGATGAGATTAATGAAAAAGGTAAAAATGTAACTAAGTCTTTTACAATAACAAAGACACCTATAGAAAGTCTTTGGCAAGATCACCTCGATGGAAAAGATCCAGGGCTTTGTATAATTCCAATTAATCAAAAAAACAAGTTAAAATGGGGATGTATAGATGTTGATAAATACCCTGTAAATCATAAAGAATTTATTGATATTTTAAAAAGAAAAAATATTAAAGCAATTGTGTTTCGTTCTAAATCTGGTGGAGCACATATTTTTATGTTTACAAAAACTTTTGTTCCAGCGATAGTTATGAGAGCAAAATTAAAAATGATTGCTTCTGCAATCGGTCATGCGAGAGCAGAAATATATCCTAAACAAGATTATATTAATATAGCAAGAGGAGACACAGGTAGTTTTTTAAACCTTCCTTATCATAATTCTGAAAAATCTGTAAGGTATGCGTTTAATTCTCAGGGTTTTAAAATGTCTTTACTAGAATTTTTTTATTACCATGAAGCCATGTCTATGACAGAAGAAGAGTTAACTAATTTTGTAATTTCTAACGAAAAAGAAGATATTAATTTTTTTAAAGGTATGTCACCATGTTTAGTTACACTTTTAAGTGATGGTGTACCAAACGGACAAAGAAATAATTGTATGTACAATGTAGGCGTTTATCTTAAAAAACGCTATCCGGAAAATGATGAGTGGCAAGGTCATATGCATATATATGACAAAGAGTTTATGAAACCTCCATTAGGTGCTAACGAAATTAATGTATTAAAAAAATCTTTAAATAATAAAGACTATCACTACAAATGTAAAGATGAACCTATATGTAGTTTTTGCGATGCTAAAAAATGTGCAACCAAAGAATTTGGTATAGGAGAAGATGGCCCAACGCCAGAAATTACAGAAATTAGAAAATATGAATCAGATCCACCTATTTGGTTTGTTTCTTTAGATGGACCCACAGTAGAAGTCGATGGTGCAACACTGCATGATGCTGAAAAATTTTCAGTGGCATGCATGGAACAGATTGGAAAACCTTTAATGCCTGTTCCAAAACACGCATGGAGAAAAGCATTAATAAAATTAACTGCTAAAGCTAAACCAGTACCAGCGCCAGAATCTTCTAAAATCAGGGTTCAACTTACAGATATTTTAGCAGATTATATAAATAGGACTCCGGGTAGAGATAAAGAAGATATTTTAAGAGGTGTTGCTTTTACAGATAAAAGCGGAACTACAATGTTTAAGTTTTCAAACTTTTGGAAATATTTATTAAGAACTAAATCTTGGGCTGACAAGACTTACCCAAAACAAAAAACTATGAGAATGTTACAAGAATTATTTGGTGCAAAAGAAGTTAGTCCAAAAATAAATGGTAAAACACATAGAGTATTAGAAATGCCTCATGTTAAGCTAGATAAACCTAATATAAAAAAATATGAAATGGAGAAAGAACCATGGCAGTAATTAGAAAAAAAATAATGGGACCACCAGGTACAGGTAAAACCCATAGATTAGTACACCATTATTTGAATGAAGAAATTAATAATTTACATACAGATCCACAGAGAATAGCTTACGTAACGTTTAGTAAGGCTGCAGCATTAGACGGTGCTAAAAAAATTCAAACTGTTTTTCCCGGAACAGAGCTTTTATATATTTCTACATTACATGGAATGGGTACAAAAGAATTGGGTATCAACACTAAAGAAAAATTATTAAAGGGTAAGAAATGGAAACAATTTAAAAATGTATATCCTGTTTATTCCGATATAAATTTTGATACTTTTATTAACGAATCTGGAGCCACTATACATCAAGATAAAAATCTGCAAGTAATAAATTTTGCACGAGCTAAATTAATTAGTTTAGAGGAAGCGTGTAGAGCTTTAAATTATCATGAAGGTTCTGTGGATATATACCGTGTTCAGCAATTAGAACATGACATAGAATACTATAAAGAAAAGAATAACATGGTTGAGTTTGCTGACATGATTAAGTTATTTGTTGATAAAGAAAAACATCTTAATCTCGATGCAATTTTTCTCGATGAAGCCCAAGATCTAAATCCTTCGCAATGGAGAATGTATTTTCACATTGAAGCTCAATGTAAACGATCTTACATTGCAGGAGATGATGATCAAACAATTTTTAATTTTCAAGGAGCTGATTCTAATATTTTTATAGACTTACCAGGAGAAAGAGACGACCAAGAAAAATCTTACAGGGTGCCAAAAGCGGTTCATAGAGAAGCATTAAAAATATTACCTTACATAACTAAAAGAGTCAAAAAAAATTGGTATCCTAAAGACGAAGAAGGAGAGTTTATAGAAAACTGTTTTTTAGAAGAAATGGATTTTAGTAAAGGGGAGTGGATGATTTTAGCAACAACAAATAAATTATTAGAAGAATTTTCTGAACATTTCTACAGAAAAGGCATAAGAATATTTGGTAAGAATAACAGTGTTTTGCCTAATAGCGCATTGGAGGCTTATCGATTTTGGATTAAACTAAATAATGGTGAATTGATTGCAACAGAAGACGCTAAAAAAATATGGGAATATTTATATTACAATAAAGGACATATTAAGTACGGATTTTCTAGCGGTAAAACATTAATAGGCGACGAGATGGTTTCTTTAAACATTTTAAAAAAAGATCATGGATTATTAATTGAAGGCGATTGGCAACAACTTAGTTTTGAAGAGAACACAAAAAAATATATGAAAAGTATTTTAAAAAAAGGTGATGATTTATCAACAGATTCAAGAATAGAATTATCTACAATACATGGTGCAAAAGGTAGGGAAAGAGAAAACATTGTTTTGTGTATGGATTATGGAACAGAAACACAATCAGAAATGTTGTCTCAAAAAGCATTGGACGAACCAGATACGACACATAGATTATTTTTTGTCGGTGTAACAAGAGCAATGCAAAGATTATATATTTTAGCACCCCTAACATCACATTACTACACAATAGGAGAACCAATAGTATGAGCCCATACGACAAACAAATTGGTGGAACACATTATCAGAAATTTAAAATTCAGCCAAGTAAATTTGTGATTGAAAATGAGTTGCTCTATCCAGAAGGATGCGTTATAAAATATATCTTGAGACACAGATTGAAAGGAAAAATACAAGATTTAGAAAAAGCAAAGCACTTCATTGATATGATTATTGAACGAGATTATTCCGAGGAAGATAAATAATGTGTGCCGTTC